GTCGCAACCTACGCCCAACAAACCAACAAAGAAACGCAAGGTAGGCCGACCCAGATCTACGTCCAAAGGCTCCCAACGGAAACAAAAATAACTTTGTGGCCTGTGCCAGACAGCACGACAACATATACTTTGTCTTATTTTAGGCTCAAAGGTATAGACGGTTTGTCATCTGGCATAGGGTCTACAGTTACATCTGTCCCACCACGTTTTGTACCTGCGTTAGTTTCTGGGCTAGCTTATTATATAGCTATGAAAAAACCAGAAGTGGCAGCGCGAGCAGCAGCACTGAAGCAAGAGTATGAATTTCAGTTTGAGTTAGCAGCAGGTGAGGACGAAGAGACAGCATCAATTAAATTTGTTCCCTTTGATACGTTTATGACAGGTGGTTGATGAGTTACGCAAAATCTAAATATGCGTTTGGTTTCTGTGACAAGACAGGGTTTAGGTATCCTCTAAAAGATCTTGTATCTGAATATAACAATGGCGTGAAGACTGGATTTCTTGTTGGAAGAGATGTTGTTGATCCAGATCAACCACAAAATTTTCTTGGTCGCATAAAGATTAACGATCCTCAGTCTCTTAGGAATCCTCGTCCAGACACATCTTTAATTGAAAGCAGGGCGTTATTTGGATTCAATCCTGTAGGCAATGATGCAGTGTTTATGACTGCATCAGTTGGAAAGGTAACAGTAACTATTACAGATATTAATAGAGTTACTGGAGTTTCTGCTACAAGCGAAGTCGGTTCTGTTACTATATCTACAACTGTGGTAGCACTACGATTTGATAGCACCTCTATCACTTTAGACTCAACATCAAGTACATTTGACGAAGGATAAAAGATGGCAAAACAAACGGTAGGTATTGGCTCATCTGCAAATGACGGAACGGGGGACACCCTTCGTGTAGGTGCGGATAAAATAAATGACAACTTTAATGAGATTTATGCTGCATTAGGTAACAGTTCTGATGTTCTTACTGATATAATTGATTCGAATGGGTTACTAAATGTTAGCTCGGGTGCTAACAAAATAGTGTTTTATTATGCAGCTTTAAGTGATTTACCAAGTGCTTCTACATATCATGGCGCTGTGGCTCATGTTCATGCGACTGGAGGACTGTATTTTGCGCATGGCGGGGCATGGCTGCGTTTAAATGATGAAACATCTGGTCCTGTAACAAAATACACAGCGGGAACAAACGGATCATCTGCATATACCTTTACTGGTCCAGGCGCTACGTCTGGAGACAATCCAAACTTTACTTTCTATAAAGGACACACCTATTTAATTGATAATACGGCTAACGTAGGAAGCCACCCCTTGCAGATCAGAACATCTAACGGTGGCTCTGCTTTCACCACAGGTGTTACAGATAATTACAACTCAACAACAGGATTGACACAATTTATTGTGCCTCACGAACCCTCCGATACAACCCTAGTGTATCAATGCACAAATCACAGTAGTATGGTGGGTAACATAACTATAGTCTAAAGGAGATAAAAATGGCTATGAAAAAGAAAGGTTACAAAAAGGGCGGCGCTGTTAAAAAAATGGGCGGCGGCAGAATGAAAAAGCCCGTTGCTATGAGCAAAGGCAGCAAAATAAAGAAGAAGACAACCGCTAAGAAAAGGGTAGGCGGCAAAATGAAGAAGACAATGTCAAGGGGTGGCGCTGTCAAAAAGATGGTCGGTGGCAAGATGAAGAAAACTATGGCTAGAGGTGGGGCCGTAAAAAGAAGAGTCGGCGGCAAAATGAAAAAGACCATGGCTAAAGGCGGTAAAACACGTAGATAATGCCCTACTTGCAAAGTAATATACCGCATTTTAAATGTTGGGTTCGTCGTGAATACACTCATAACCACGAGCAGTATCACGGCGAATTTCTTCATGCTATGGCAATAGCGGTAACAACAATGCCGAATAGATGTCTAAGCTTTCAAGTTATCTTTACAGGGTGTGAAGCTGACGAAGAAGGAGACGATAACGTACATGGTGGTGCTATGTGGGCTAGGATGCCTATAACTGCATTAGTTGCAGATGAGCCACTTGAAGAGTGGCCTGAGCCTATGGCAGTGCATGATGCACAACCTTGGGATTGCTCATCTCACACACACGCTGTATACGTTCTTGATAGAGCTACACCATGCCCTTGGTTAGCAAAAATAAATGGTGAGATGTTTCCTGCAAAGTATTTGTTTACTGTTGACTATGCAGAGAATGAAATAGCTGATGACCCTGCACAGCACAAGCAAAGTCATGTTTTGCAACTATTAGATGCGGGTGAGTGGACAGGTAATGTCGTTGCGCTTCCGAATAATCGTGTAAGAGTAACGCATCCCGCTTGGTTCGAAACTGGACAAGGCGCACCTGATTTCAGACCTTCACAACATATACACTATTCAAAAAGTGATTTAGACTATACACTGGACGTAAATAGAGTATTTGATAACCTTTATAACGAGGATTGAGAAATGGCAGTATCTAGCCCCAAGAAGACCCCAAAGAATTTACCTAAAAAGAAAAAGAAGGTAGTAAAGCCAGAACCAAGACCATTTAGCGAGAAACGCAAATCAGGTGCTGTTAAAAAGTCTCTACGACCACAAAAGCGTCCTGATATCATAGATGTAAGTCCGCCTGAAGAAGCAGATCAATTGCTTGTCCCTAAGAAAAAAGATGGTGGGAGTTTAAAAGACATACCTTCAGGTAATGTCGGGCTAGGTAAGTTACCTACAGAAGTCAGGAATAAAATGGGTTTTAAAGCTTCTGGCGGTAAAGTTAGCAAGATGGGCATGGGCGGCAAGTGCCGTGGCATGGGTGCAGCAACTCGTGGCGGTGCGTTTACTAGAAACGGATAAGTAGATGAATTACACTGAGCTAGTACAGGCAATAAAAGATTATACTGAGAACACAGAAACAACTTTTGTTTCTCAGATACCTACGTTTGTTCGTCAGACTGAAGAAAAAATAAACAGAACAGTCCTTATTCCAGAGTTAAGAAAAAATGTTAATGCTAGTATGACTGCTAACAACAGGTTCTTAACAAGACCTTCAGACTTTTTAGCTCCGTTCTCTATTGCTGTAATAGATGGATCAAGTAATTATAGTTACCTTTTGCCAAAAGATGTAAATTTTATAAGAGAAGCGTTCCCAAACAATACGACTAGTGGGCTACCGAAATACTATGCAGCGTTTGATGGGGATGTTGTTTCTCCTGCAAGTTCTGGTCATTTTCTTCTTGGGCCGACTCCAGATTCTGCCTATCAAGTTCAATTGCACTATTACTTTGATCCACCTTCAATAGTAACTTCAAGCACTTCTTGGCTTGGTGACAACGCAGAAGAAGCGTTACTGTATGGCTCTCTAGTAGAGGCATACATATTTATGAAGGGTGAGCAGGATGTTCTTGGTATGTATCAACAAAGATACAATGATGCTTTGAAACGTCTTATGATTCTTGGGGAAGGGAGACTAAAACGTGACGACTATCGTGACGGTCAACCAAGGGTGGAGTTGTAAATGTTTAAAATAGATATAAGTGTACCACAACATGAAAATTTAGTGGGTATTAATACCACTGCTAATCGTGGTTTTACCCCAGATGAACTTGCGGAACAATGTGTCCAAAAGATCATATCGGTCTCTGATAACACACACCCAGGTGTTAGAGATCAAGCTCGTGCTTTTTCAAAGCACGTTGAAACGCTTGTCGCAGCTTATATGCGGCAAGCGATTCGATCAGACCGCACAACAGTATGCAATGCAATAAAAGATGCGGGTCATCCCCAACTGGCTGAACTTATAAGGAGACTTTAACATGGCCTTTTCTGGAAACTTTATGTGTACTTCTTTCAAGAAAGAGCTTCTTGAGGGTGGTCACGATTTTAAAAACAGCGGTGGAGATACTTTCAAAATCGCATTATATGACAACAACGCCTCATTCAACGCAGCTACTACAGATTATACAGCTTCAAACGAAGTGAGTAACTCTGGTTCTTATAGTGCAGGTGGAGGAACACTAACTCGTATTGACCCAACTACATCTAGCACAACGGCATTTACCGACTTTGCAGATATTACATTTACATCTGCAACGATCACTGCTCGTGGCGCTTTAATATACAATACCACAGAAGGTGGCGGATCAGGCACATCTAATAGTATTGTTGTTTTGGACTTTGGCTCTAACAAAACATCTACATCAGGGGATTTTCAAATCGCTTTCCCTGCGGCAGGCGCTTCAACGGCTATTATTAGGATTGCCTAAAAATGGTCACATTAGCCAATAGAGTAAAGGTTGCTACTAGTACAACTGGTACTGGCACAGTAACGCTTGGGTCTGCGGAGGCGGGATTTCAAACCTTCGCAGACGGCGGTATTACTGACGGTCAGACGGTTAGGTACACCATAGAAGATGGTAGTGCTTTTGAAATTGGCACTGGCACGTATACTGCCTCTGGTACTACCTTATCCAGAACGCTGACTGAAAGCTCCACAGGTTCATTGCTTGATCTAAGTGGCAGCGCAGTTGTATTTATCACGGCTGCGGCAGAAGATTTATATTTAAACCCAAACGCTACTTCTTACACTGCTAGTGTTGGTGGTGATAATCTTGTTATATCTGATTCAGGCGCTGTTGGAATGACCATACATTCTAGCAATGATAGTACTTCAAACGTCTTTTTTGCTGATAGTGCGAGTCAAAGTTCTGGTTTTTTATTATACAATCATTCAAATGATTCACTTAACTTTGGGGCTGCACAAGCAGGTCGAGCCAAGGTATCCGCTGATGGTTTAACAGTATATCAAAACTTAATTCTTCAAAGTAATATTGTTTTTGAAGGTGCAACGGCTGATGACTTTGAAACTACAGTTACAGTTGTTGATCCTACGGCTGACCGAACAATCACTTTTGGTGATCAAACAGGCACTGTGATGTTGTGGGGCAGTGCTCAACCTAATAGTGCAGGGACAGGGTCTGATAACTATGCAATAGGTGAGGAGGCTTTAGATGCACTTACGGATGGAACTCAAAATCTTGCAGTTGGACATCAGGTACTTACAAATGCAACATCAGCAGATCAATACACTGCTATAGGTTATCAAGCAGGGCTTAACATAACCTCTGGCAGTACAAATATAGCAATTGGTTATCAGGCCATGTCTAACGGAGCTGCGGTAGGTTCTATCGCCAATACTGGTATTGGTCATTCTGCTCTAGATAACTTAGACGGTGGCGATAGTAACA